TGGTCCACGCCCGACAGTGACGAGCCGCGCATCGACGGTCCCGACTGCCAGGACGACACGAGCGAGTCGAGATCGCTCAGTGGCACGATGGCTTCCGGACCCGCCTCGCCGGCGACAACCGCCGTCCGCCGCTTCACGATCCCGCCGCGTGCCATGTGCGGCAGGTCGACGCCGGACGGCAGCCCGCTCGTGTCGAAGTCGATGTTGAACTCGAGGTCGCCCAACTGGTCGTTGAACGAGTCGTTCATGTCGCGCGCCGCGGCCTCGGCAGCTTCCGCGGCCTTGCGCCACGCCGCCGGGATCTCGCCGCCGACCGCTTCGATGATGGCGCTCAGGCCTTCCATCAGCACGTCGTTCGTGTCGCGGGCTTCGTCGCTCAGGATGCCCTGCTCGCGCGCCTGGTCGATCATGGCCTGCGTGCTGTCATCGATCGCGAGGCCTTGCTCCTCGTGGAGCTTGACGATGTTCTCGAGGAACGGCGCCATCTGCGCCATGGCTTCTTGCTGCGAGAACCCGGCCGCCGTCAGTTGCTCGAAGGTGGCGAGGCCCTGCGCCTGCAGGTCCGCGAACGTCTGGACGTCGAGCGCCCCGACGTTGGCCAGCGCGACCATCATCTCGTTCATGCCCGACAACTGATCGAGCAGGCCTTGGTTCGCGGACGTCAGGTCGCGCCACCGGCTGAGCTGGTTGAAGGCGTCGTTCCCGGCGAACCCGAAGTCGGTCGTGGCTTTGCGGAGGTCGTCGATGGCCGGGCCGACCGCCGCGACGGCCTCGGCGGCGTTCATGCCGTTGGCGATGTAGGCGTTGAACGTCGCGAGCGCCAGACGCGAGAGCCGGTCGAAGTCGTCCTGCTGGTCGGTGACGATCTGCTTCCGCTTGGAGGCCGAGGCGTTGGCGTCGAGGCCGGACGCGAACCCGCCCGTGGCCTTGCCGATCCCGCTGGCCGCGATGTCGAGCTGGCCCATGACCAGCTTCAGCACTGACGCCAGTTCCAGCCCTTCGGCCTGTGCCCGCTGGATCATGGCGACGAAGTGATCGTCCCAGAGGCCGCCCTGTTCGACGACTTCTTCGCCGAGCGCCGCCATCATGCGGTCGAGCGAGCCAAGCGCCGCCGTGCCAGCCTCGCCGCCCATCGCCACGATGTCGAACAGCTCCACCGCCGAGTCGCGGAACAGCGCGAAGTTCTCGGGGTTCAGCCCGCCCGCTTCGGCCAGGATGTCCGGCAGGTGGATCGTGGTCGCGAGGTTGCGGGCGATCCCGAGCTCGTCCACCATCGCCTCGATGTTCCGGGCGACGGCTGAGGACTCGTCCACCATGACGCCAAACTGGCGCCGGATGTCGGCCGCGGCCTTCTCGGACTCCGTCCGGGTCAAGGCGTCGTGCATGGCCTTGCCGAGTTCGATCGCCAGTCCGATGCCCTGGGCAATACCGCCGGCAATCCCCGCGATGCCGCTGACGAGGTTGGCCAGGCCGCCCTTCTCGATCGTCTTGAACGACGTGTTCAGCAGTCCGGCCGTCGAGACGGCGCCACCCATGCCCCTGGCGATCCCGCCCATGGTGTCGCCCGCGATGTTGGCGAGCTGCTCGAACCCGCGGATGACGTCGTCGAGCGCCTGGTTCCAGTCCTCGAGCGGCCTCCCGCGCATGGTCGCTGACGGGTCCGCCGGCATGTCCAGCAGCGGCATGTTCTGAAACGCCCCGCTCCGTGACGAGCGGCTGGTCGCCTGCTGGAAGGCTGGCGTCTGGTTCAGCAGCTCCATCTCGATCCGCGTGGCCTTCACCATGTCGCGGAAGAACGAGAACTTCTGGCGGATCTGCTCGAGTTCCGGCGTGAGCGTGCCGCCGCGCTCGTGGATCGCGTCCAACTTGACGGCCAGGTCGCCGAGTTCGTGGCTGGTGACACCGGCGGCGCCGCCGGCCATCTTCACCGCCGCGGCCAGGTCCTGAATCTCGGCCGCGAGCCTCTTGCCCGTCAACTGATCGGCAATCGCCCGGATCTTCTTGTGGTACGCCTCAGCCTGCTTCGCCGCCTCTTTCTGCGCGTCCGTGAGTTCTGTCGTGCCGACGACGGCCTTCTTCACGCCCTGGTTCATCTCGGCCAGGGCCGGCGAGATCATCCGGGCCTTCTCGACGAACTGCTCGCTGGACATCGACACGCCGGCCATGCCCGCCACGAGCGCGTTCACGCCGGACTTGCCGTCCCCGCCGAGGATGTCGCGCAGAATATCGGCGCTGACGATCGTGATCGTGTTCGCCCACGACTTCCACGCCTCTTCAGCCTCCGCAAGCCGCTTCACCGTCTCATCGGACATCACGGCGACTTTGGCGCCGAGCTTGCCGTAGCCCTCGATCATCCCGGGCAACAGATCGAGCGCCCCGCGCCCGAACAGTTCCTGGGCGACCTGCGCCCGCAGCATCGGGTCTTCGATGCCGCCGACGGCGTCGGCAATCGTGCGGAACGCGTCCTCGGGCTTCATGGCCCGAATGTCAGCGAACTCTAATCCAGCCGCCTTGAGCGCCTTGACCGTCCCCTTGTCCCCTTCGGACAGCGTCCGGTTCATGAACGAGATCGCCTTCTCGACGTCGGTGATCGTGGCGCCGGTCTGCTCAGCCGCGAACTTGAACCGCTGCGCGGCCTCAGCCGAGATGCCGAGCTTCTTGCTCATGTCATCGATGTCTGAGGCCGCCGAGAAGACGGACTTGGCGAAACTGATGACGGCGGTCGCCGAGAACGCCACGCCCATCAAGCCCGCGGCCGACTTCAGCCCGGTCCACATGGTCGTCATGGACTGGCTGGCGCCCTGCGTGGCCTTCTGGATCGCGACGAGGTTCTGAGGCGCCTGGATGCCCAGCGCCTTGTAGTGGCTCAGCGCCTCGCTCACGGCCGCGTTGACCTTCTTCTGGTCCTGCGCCGTCAACTTGGAGATGTCCCCGATCTTGTGAATCGCCTGCGCGTATTCCTGCGCGCGCCGGATCTCGTTGCCACCGAGGAAGTCGCGCATGGCCGCGTTGACGGCCCGCTGGCGCGGTTCGAGATCCTTCTGGAGCTTGCCGGCCAACTCCTTGACGTCGGACGATGCCTCTTTCATCGCCTTGTCGAACTCGGAGGCATCCGCCGACAGGACGATCCGGAGTGTGCCGACGACGTCAGCCATGCGCCACCGCCCGCATCGGAATCCCGTAGTACTGACTGAGCGCGGTCAACTGCCCGCGCAACTGGTCCGGCGACTGGTCCACCGCTTCGCCAAACTCACCGAACAGCTTCTTCAGCGTCGGCAGTCGGCGCTTCGGGTCCGTCCGCATCAGCCGCGCCGTCTGCCAGGCGGCGAGCGTGGCGACTTCGTACGCGCGACGACGCACGACAGACGCCGCCTCGAAGGCGGCCATCAGTTCGGGCATGGTCAGTTCCCAAAAGCTCACAGTGTCGAGTCCAAGGCTGAGGCCGTCTCGGACAAGCCGAGGCCAGTCCCAGCCGTCAGAGGGTTTGCGCCACGCTCCGCGGTGGCCTTCTGGGGAGGCCGGTTCAGCGTGAACAGTTCCGTCAAGACCCCGACGACGGCGACCAGGCCGCCCATGTCGTCCATCAGATCCCCGACGAGGGCGATCGACTTGAACTGCGGGCCGTGGTACGGCTGCAGGAACGTCCACAGCAGTTCCCGGGCCGACTCGACGTTCATCATCGACAGGTCGCCGATCAATTCGCCGTACGTCTTCTTCGTGCGCTGCTGGAGCGCGCAGAGCGCGTTCAGCCGCATTCGCAAGACGTACGTCTGCTCGCCCACGGTGATCGCGAGTTCCCCGCGTTCGGGATTCGCTTCCATACTCATGCGTTCGCCTCATTCCGCATGGACGGGGCTCCACCCAAGAGGGCGAGAGCCCCGCCATGCCACACACACGCACCCGTCACGACTACGGCAGATCGGCGTCGTAGGCCTCGGTCGGCTGGAACGACGCGGTGAAGTTGATCTTGTCGTCCACCCCGATCTCGCCCGGCTGGAACTGCGAGACGTAGCCGCGGAACGGCCACTCGATCGACGGCGACCCGTCGGCGTAGAGAACGATCTTGAAGTTGTGGTTCGATCGTCCGCGCCAGAGGGCCGGCAACCCGCCGGTGATGAACGAGCCCGAGCCGCCGCCCGTGTTCGACTGGCTCTCATCGCGCGGGAGCCAGACGCCCGTGACGGTGAACGCTCCGGAGTCGCGAATGCCGGCGCGGTGTTCGCGGTGCGCGTCGGGACTCCGGAGATGCGTGGTGTCGATGTCCGCCGTGCTCATGTCGCCCGGCGTGATCGACAACACCGCGGCGATCGCCTGGAACGTCTC